GCAGGGCTGCTACTTCGGCCCGTCCTCGAGGCTCGGCACGTTCGGCCGGGCGGTCGGCTCCCACACCACCGCGTCCGGCACGTACTTCGAGAACATCCAGGTCATCGGCAACCGCATCAACGGCGCCCTCCAGGAAGGCGTCCACGCCTACGGCTGGCGGCGCGCGGTCATCGCCGACAACATCATCACCGGCACCGGCATGGCCGGGATCAAGTTCACCGGCCCGGACCCGGCGACCGCCGGCTACACGCTGCTGCCGGACACCCCCGACATCCACGGCAACGTGATCGACACGAACGCCACCGAGGCCGGGATCCAGGTCGCCGGCTACGCCACCGCCCTGATCCGCGGGGTGGCACTCCAGAGCAACACGGTCAGGTCGTCCGGCAGCATCGGCATGCGGGCCGAGTACTGCACCAGCCCGTCCATCACCGGCAACACGGTGGACGCCACCAGCAGCACGGGCATCCTGGTGCAGGGATGCACGGACGCCGCAGTGTCCGGGAACACGCTGCGCAGCACGGGCAGCAACGCCATCAACTTCACGGCCTCCGTGGGCGGCTCGGTCACCGGCAACACGGTGAACACCACCAGCAGCAACTTCGGGGTGTTCGTCGGTGCGACGGGCGGTGTCTCGTCCACGGACGTGCTGGTGTCCGGGAACATGGTCACCGCCGCCGCGTCGGCCGGGATCCGCCTGTCGACCGGGGCGGTGCGCTGCACCGTCCAGGGCAACAAGGTCCGCAAGGGGAGCGGGGCGACCGTCAACGGCATCACCCTCGACGCGTCCGCCACCGCCTGCTGGATCGCCGGGAACGACTTCTCCGGCAACTCGTGGGCCGCCGCCGCGGCGATCGTCGCCTCCACGGCCGCCCCGAAACTCGACTTCGCCGGCGGCACCACCTCCCCCGGCCACAACCTCATCTGACGCCCAGCCCCGCGCCGCCCTGGCCGGGGCCTCTTCATGCCCCTGGAGGCACCGTGGCACCACCCCTGTCCGCGAACGCGTTCCTGGCCGCCCTCATCGCCGAGGGCCTGGACGTCGTCGAGGTCGGCGACTGGCGCGACCACAACCGCAACCACGTCGGCCCGTGGGGCCCCGTCCACGGCGTGCTGATCCACCACACCGTGACCAAGGGCTCCAAGGCCACAGTGGACATCTGCCGCAAGGGCTACTCCGGGCTGCCCGGGCCGCTGTGTCACGGCGTCATCACCAAGGACGGCCGTGTGCACCTCGTCGGCTACGGGCGCGCCAACCACGCGGGCCTGGGCGACGACGACGTGCTGCGCGCCGTCATCTCCGAAAGGCCGCTCCCGGCGGACAACGAGCTGAACACCGACGGCAACCGGCACTTCTACGGCTTCGAGTGCGAGAACCTCGGCGACGGCGAAGACCCGTGGCCGGCCGCACAGCTGGAGGCCATCGAGAAGGCGGCGGCCGCGGTCTGCAGGGCGCACGGCTGGAACGAGCGGTCGGTGATCGGGCACAACGAGTGGCAGCCGGGGAAGGTCGACCCGCGCGGGTTCCCCATGACCGGCATGCGGGACCGTATCGGCGACCACCTCGGCGGACAGACGCCCGCGCCCGCGCCGCTGCCGACGCCCCGGCGCCCGATCGTCGACCTCTCCCAGCTGGTCGCCGCCGCCCGCACCAACCCCAAGACGTCCGGCCAGCCCGTCACCTACGCCGGCGTGCGCACCGTGGAGGCCGCGCTGGTCGACCAGGGCCTGCTGGCCAAGCGCTACTCGGACGGCCACTACGGCACCACCACCGTGGACGCCTACAGCAAGTGGCAGCGCCACCTCGGCTACCGCGGCACCGACGCCGACGGCATCCCCGGCAAGACCAGCCTCGCCCGCCTCGGGGCGAAGCACGGATTCGACGTGGTCTCGTGACCGCTATCGACTACGACCTGGAGTTCCTGGAGGACGGCCGCACGATCGAGCTGATCTCGATCGGCATGGTGTGCGACGACGGCCGCCAGTACTACGCCGTGAACTCCGACATGCCGGTCGACCGCATCCTCGCGAACCAGTGGCTCAAGGCCAACGTGTGGCCGCACCTACCGCTGCGCGGCTACAAGCCCGCCCCACAGATCAACGCTCTGCAGCAGAGCGATGGGCGCCTGGACATGAGTGACATCCGGATCAAGCCGCATTGGGTGATCGCCAACGAGGTGCGCGAGTTCATCCTCGCTACCGGGCCCGACGTCGAACTGTGGGCAAGCTACGGCGCTTACGACCACGTCGCCCTCGCCCAACTCTGGGGCCGCATGATCGACCTCCCCGAGGGCGTCCCCATGTTCACCCACGACATCCAGCAGGAACGATCCCGCCTCGGCCTCGCCTGGAATGACCTGCCTCAACAGGAGTCCGGAGAGCACAACGCCCTCGCGGACGCACGCCACAACCAGACCGTCCGGCGCTGGCTCGCCGAACAGGAAGCGAGAACGTCATGACCCTGACCACCGGGGCCTTCTGGAAGGCCACCACCGAGCGCGCGGTGCGCACCTTCGCACAGGGCACCCTCGGCGCCGTCAGCGCCGACGGGCTCGGGCTGCTCGACGTCAACTGGGGCGACGCGTTCGGGATCGGCGGACTCGCCGCCGCCCTCGCCGTGCTCACCGCGATCGCGACGAGCGGCGGCACCGACGGGCCCGGCATCACCGAGACGGTTGCCCGGCCGGGCGTCACCACCCCGCGCGGCCCGGCGGGCGTCTGATGCGCGCGGCGGCCCGGCGGCTCACCCGACGTCTGGGCCGCCGCGGCGCACTCCTCACCCTGAAGGGGCTGATGGCCCTGGGCTACGGCTCCGGGCAGCTCGTCCAGCCGACCGGGGACCGACAGGGGCTGACGCTGCTGCTGAAACTCAGGCCGCTCGACTTCTGGGGGTGGGCCTGGATCGCTGCGGGCATCATCGCCCTGGTCTGCGCGTGGCTGCCGCAGCGGCGGGACTGGCCCGGCTACCTCGCGGTGTGGCTCATCGCGTCCTCGTGGGCCATGGCCTATCTCGTCTCCTGGTGGCCGCTCGGCGAGAGCCCACGAGGGTGGGTCCTCGCCATGATCTTCGGCGCGTTCGGGGCGGTGTGCCTGGTGTGCATCGGCTGGGACGAGCCACCCCCGGCACGATCGGAGCCACCCCGTGAGACCTGAGATGCTCACCGCCCTGTCCGCCCTCGCCGTCGCTGTCGTCACCGCCATCGGTGGCATCGTCACCGCCGTCATCGGCCGGCGCCAGCCGCGCGGTCAGCAGCGACGCGACGACTTCACCACCGTCACCGACCGCATGGACCGGGAGATCACCCGGCAGGGCCAGCGCATCGACGAGCTGGAGGAAGAGGCCGAGCGCGACAGGGCCAGGATCACCGCGCAGGACTTCGCCCTGCGGTACATCGGCAGTTGGGCCCGGTCGCTGGTCGCCTACATGCGGGACCAGCGCCTGGAGCCGCCCCCGCCGCCGCAGCCGATACCGGACGAGGTCCGCCCGTACCTGCACGACGTAGAGCTGTAAGTCCCGGCCCGGCCCCGTGGTGGGAGGCCGGCCCGGGACGACTCACCCCCAGCCACCTATGCCCCCGCTCTCCCCGCTCATGGGGAGGGCGGGGGCATTTCGTCATGCCGGATCAGTCGGCGGGCGGATGGTCGACGACGAACGAGCCGAGGCCGCGGACTGTGTAGATGACGCCCTGCTCTCGCAGGTTCGCGAGGACCTTCTGTGCGGTGTCGACGGCCACGCCAGTTTCGGTGACGATCTGCTGTACGGAGGGGACACGGGAGCGTGGCGGGTAGGTGCCGTCCGCGATCCGCTGCCGGATGACGTCGGCGATCTGTTCCCACTTCGGCCGGTCCTGCGCCCACTCGTCGATCACTTCTGCACCGTAGGCATGGGCCCCACTCGCCCGCGATCGGTAGAACTTGGCCGCATGTGGGAGTGCACTACCCCGTACTAGGGGTATCGTCCCGGACACGAAGGACCCCCGCGACGGGCGAACGTCCGGGGGCGTGGCCACCGCTTCAGAGGAGCGACGACGTGCCAGAGACTACGCACTCCAC